CACCTTTCTTGCGGCTCCCAACGGATCGAGCGGCGCGGCGACATTTCGCGCGATGGTCGCGGCAGATGTGCCTACGCTCAACCAGAACACATCGGGCAGCGCGGGATCGGTTGCGGTCGGCGGCGTGACTGGCCTCGGCACCGGCGTAGCGACGTGGCTAGCCACGCCAACCGGAGCGAACCTCACCACAGCCCTATCCAGCGGTGGCGGGACCGCGAACTTCTTGCGTGCGGATGGAGCGTTTGCGGCTCCGGCAGGAAGTGGCACCGTTACGAGCATCGCCACTACCAGCCCGATCACTGGTGGGACTATCACCACGACCGGCACGATAGCGTGCGCAACCTGCGTAACCAGTGCAGTGCCATTGACCAGCACCGCGTTAATGACAGGTGCGGCTCTGCAAGCCAGTCAGACCCCCTCTGCAACGTCAACGCTGGATTCGAGCGGCAACGCCAACTTTGCGGGCACGGTCACAACAGCCTCCCTGAAAGTAGGCGCTAGCTCGCCTACTTGCACCTCAGGCACGGGAGGAGTCGTTTGCCTCAAGGAGGGAACAGCGGCGACCGCTGAGGCCAACGCCGATAACTGCTATGGAGACTCCACGCTTCACGGCATCAAATGTGCGTTCAACAATGGGTCGTTCCTGAACCTGCCGCTTGAAACCGGCACGATGACATCGGGCCACTTGATCTCGGTGAATGCCACTACCAATCTAATCGCGGATGCGGGTGTGTCCCTGCAGGGAACAGATTCCAATGTCCTCACGTCTGGCACAATCAGCGGCACGGCGGCAACACTATGCACCGATGCCAATGGGGGAGCGACTACCTCGGGATGCTCAGGCGGGGGCACAACGTCACCCGCCTTTTGGTATGTCTTGGGCTATCCGGGATATAACGGCTCATCCCAGACTTTTTTCTCGAACACGACGGCGAACCTCGGCGGAAGAATAGCCTTTACCATTCAAGGCACCGTTAGTTCGGTATATATCTATGTCTACATAAGCACTGCGGATGCCGGAAAAGTTGCGGCACTCGGCGTGTACAACAACGCAATGAACTCGCTGTTGTGCTCGGTTGCTCCCTTCTCCACGACTTCCACGGGGGCACAGAAACTCTCCTGGCTGAGCACCTGCACGCTATCGCCGGGTAGCTATTACCTGGTAACCACGTCTGATAGCACCATTGCCCAGTACTCTTCCTATTACGACAATTCCGCCGTACCGGACATTTCGTACAATGTCTTCGGACGCGCCGGGAGCGCGGTTAGCACCGGTTCGGGGGCTGGCTTAGCTTTTAACGCTAATCTCAGCGCGATAGTATGGTCGGCCTTCGGTTCAACACCTGGAGTTGCCATATTTGCGCTTGGGAATTAGAATCGCATGAGATTTCTCGTCTTACTTCTTTGGCCCCTTAGCCTGTCCGCTCAAGCTACCGTCACCTTGAACGGAAGCACGTACACGCTCCGCACCCATCCTCGCGTCTGGCTTGACGGTTCATCCGGTACCCTAGCGACCGCATTGCAAAACACCGGAGACAGATCGCAGTCGGCTAATCCGGCTTACGCGGCATTGACAAGCGTGGCCAACGCATACGTTGCAGCGAACTACTGTTCCACAGGAGCGAACACCTACAGTGGCTATCAGTGTCATTTCAGTGGCAATCCGAATGCCTACACGTGGGTTCAGGCGACCGATGCTGCCTTTCTGTGGTGGGCTCAGGGCGCGAATCCAGCGGACCCTAACGGCTACCTCGCTGCCGCCAAATACGCCATCAATCACATTGAGGATCTGGATGGAGTCACGACGGCCTGCGATGAAACCCAGACATATTGCGGCCGGCAGAATTCACAGTACTTCACGAATGTGGCTATATATGAATACCTCTGGACCACGTACTCGATTATAAGAAGCCAGCTGACTGCTGGCGAAATAACCACATTCGCTAACAAGGTCCTCAACGACAACGGGTCTGACCACAACGGCCTGAATCCGATGGGCAGTCCTTGCACCAAGCGGACCTTCACCGCCGGGGCTGGCACGATCACATATTCAGGCTCCAGCAATGTGGTCACCGGAAGCGGCACGAGTTTCACGACGGCGTTCTCGGTCGGGGATGTCATAACATCTCAGTACTACGCCATCGGCGTGGTTTACAGTATTACCAGTAACACACAGTTGGTCTTGACGGCCAACGCATTCATTTCGGGCACGGCCCAGACATACTCGCAATCGGCGGCATGGCAGACCGGAGACTGCGGTATTCTGTGGAACTACAAGCATGGGCAATTTGCCCCGCCTGTCTTTGGGCAGCCAAGCAACTACCAGACTGACTATCCAACCACGGGCGGCACGACCATATCTTACGACCACAACCTCCCCACAGACAGCCTCTACTTCTACATCGAGATCGGTCTTGCCTTGGCGGATGACGACTCCCGCGCCGGGACACTCTTGACGGATGCCTACAACTACTACTACGCGCATCATTATCCACTGCTAAAATCTGGCTGGACGGGGGTGACGCAGGGAGGCGAGGTCTACACCACCGGCATTTGGTTTGACGCCGTTGCCGGAATTGCAATATCCATTAAGAACTCTGTCATCTCTGGTCCGGATCTTGCGAGCGGCCTATACATCTCCAGGATGCCGCAATACACTTACTATCTGTCTCTCCCTGTCGGAGGAGGTGCCTACCACACATGGGGGGACGTTTTCAACAATCCTCAAAACATCGCTTCTCTGTTTGGCGGCCTTGGGGCCTGCTTCATAAACTTTTCCACGGAGTGTCAGTCTCTCTACAACTTTGTAAAGACTGTTCGTGGGGACTATACCTCTGCTGGTTGGGCCTACGACTCAGGAACCTACCTGCCATGGCTCTACACCTTTTGGGATTATAACGGAACCAGCAGCGCGCCCGGTCCGCCGCAGTACGTGTTCAAAGATCCTGATTTGACATATTCCCAATGTTCCAGCCAATTCGGTGCGCCTGCGTGTATCCAGAACCAAGTCTGGCAGGATGCCATCAGCAACAGCGATTGGACGACGACCGCCACGCAAGTACTGATGCAGGCGGGGTGGGACGAAGCCGGACAGGATCACACGGACAATGTGCAGCAGGGGGCCTTCCACGTCTATCGGAACGCGTATCTTTTGGCCGGGGACACGTCTAGCGCGAATGGGACGTATGGTTATGGGACTGTGACCGGGAACATGATCGACCTTAATAATACCGCAGTAACCACCGGATCGTTTGCTCCATTCTCGCGATGGGCTGGAGCAGACCCAACCGGAGACCCTAGTGGCCGTTATGCCTATGCCATGATCGACCTGACCACCACGTACTCCGGGGCTAGCAACGCAACTCGCGTGCAGCGCCACATCGCGCACTTCAAGAAAGCCAGCGGCCAGGATTATGTGGTGGTCTATGACGACATCGCGCTCTCTGCCGCAATCTCGGTTGCCCCCAAGTCTTACTTTCATTATTTTTTGAACAGCATCGCTCCGGCCACGGCGATCAGTTACAGCGGCGTGGGGCTTACGGTCAGCAATACGCAGGCATCCTCCAAACTGAACAGCGCCTTTATTCCTGTCGGCGGATCGAATAGCGCGGCGCTGGTCGTGGACAACGCGAACGGAACCTACACTGGCGGAAACGGCTTTACCTTCCGCGCCTATATGTGTCCATCCTCGAATGGAACCACGTGCGACGCTGCCAAGACATCCGGGGAGTGGGTCGGAGTGTTTGAGCCAATCAACGCCACCACCGGGTCAATGCCGACCATCACCCAGTTGACCTCGACGAGCTTCAGGACTGTGCAGATCGCGGATGCCACCGCACCCAAGGTTGCCTCGTTTGCCGAGGGAGGAACAACGTATGGAGCCCTCAGTTTCACGAGTACCTTCACCGGAACTGGGCAATACCTGATTGCCGGAATGTCGCCTGGAACTTATGCCGTGAAGGTAGGAGGTGCCCCTGTGAGTGGCTCACCCTTCACAGTTGCATCGGGCGACAACACTATCTATTTTGAGGCTGCCTCCGGCGTGGTGGCTGTCACTTCAACCATGGGGTCTGCAATCTCAGGGGGCGTTACACTCAATGGTGGGGTGGTAATTCACTAATGGCTCCGACTAACACCATGAAACCTCTTCTCCTCTTCTCCCTCGCGCTCGGATGCTGGGCGCAAGAATCGCAGCCAGTGGATATTGCGTGTCACGATCCAGGCGGGTGCGCGATCTCGCCACAAGAGATCATCGACCGGCTCCGCGCAGATAACGCCCTGCTTCGCGCCCAACTTGAGCAGCTACAGAAAGAGGCAGCGGTTGCGGCCCAGGTGTGCGCGATACCGGATCTGGTGATTGCTCGCGCGAAGACGATTCAGGCGCAGCAGGCGGTAGAAGCGATGAAGCCTGGCTGGCTTTTGGTGGCCTGTGCTTTTGTTGGAATAGCAAGGGCCATGATTTAGGCGATTACTAAGGAGAAACCGTGAAACTCCCTGCCATCCTGATCCTGCTCGCTATGTCCTCTCTCGCGCAAGGTCCGCCCTTCGCGCTCTCCCGCGAAGAGGCCGCCGAACTCGCCGCCCTCCAAACGCGCCGCGCCCAGCTCGACCAGGAACAGGCGCAGGCCCGGAAGCAAGCCGACATGCTGGCCCTCAGGCGCGACGTGCTCGACCGCGACATCCAGATATATCAGCTTCGGGTGAGCCTCGCCCACAAGCCAGCGCCCGATACGGTGTTCGATTCGCGCTCGCTCACGTGGATTCCGCGCCCGGTACAGCCCAGCGCTCCCAGCGCGCCAGCGAAGCCATGACCCTCCCCGTGCAGCAAGCCGTGGCTCGACTCGCCCAGGATCTCCATGCATCGCCCTACCAGGTCCACCACGCCGCTGGCCGCGAGCTGGAGGCCGTCGCGCAAAGCGCCAGCCCCGATGTGCAGAAGTACACCACCAAGGCGCTCCTGCGATGCTTTGACGGGATGGCGCCGAGTATGAGCCGGTGAAAGGAGTAAGATGAAATTCATATCAGCATTGTTCGTGATCGCAGTATTGGTGTTCGCGTCTAAAGGCGGGTTTCCCACGATTACGCTGGCTTCGTCTAGTTGGCAGGACTTCGGAAATACCAACTTAAATCCGCCGCTCTCTAACCAATCTGGAGCACTGACATTGGTACACTCCAGACGGGTACGGCTGGTGCGCTGGCGTTTGCGTTTTCACAATGAGTAAGACTGTAGGCCTTCTCGTTCTACTGACGGCATACGCCCATGCCCAAGTAACCGTCACGTTTTCCCCACAGGGACAGGCCGCGCTTCAGGCCCTCACAGGAAAACGCATCCACGGGTTTCAGATTGTTTCGGTTCTCGCATGTTCCCAGGCGACCGCAGTGTCGGTTTCAGGTGGGGCTCTATATGAGTTGGCCGCCCAGGGAGGTTATCAGTGGATCGATCCTGGGGCCGCTGCGGTCATCATCAACCGGACAGTGCAGTTCAACGTCTTCAACGTCACGGCCAACGCTCTTGTGGATGGCAGTTCCTTTGCGTCTCTTTTGGTGGCCGGTGGGGTGATTAAGGCGGGGGCTACGATCTTGACGGCGCTCATCGCTGGGCATGGGTTCCTGGATCAGGTTCAGGGGCGTCTCAATGCTTACGCGCCCGATCCAACTCCGGTTTTGAGCAAACTGCTTCAGGCCGATACGGTCATCTCGCTACAACCGCTCCAGTGCGTTGACCGATACCTGGGGGCGCAGTACGACAAGAAATACAGGCCCGCGACACTTCATTTAGACGCCGCTCTTACTTCCGAAGTGGTGAACATGGAGGTGCAGCAAAAGATTGTACGGGCGCACCTGGAGGGCCTACGGGCATGGGAGGAAAGCCAGTGAGACCTTTGGCGGTGGTTGCGTTTATGTGTCCGCTGCTTTCTGCTCAGGCGTGGGACATCAGTTTCTCGGCCCTGGTGGCCGCGCGCAGTGCGGACCTCTACAGCAGCCGGGGGCTATACGAGTCCAATCCGCTCCTGAGATCCCCAGACGGGCGCTTCAGCATGGCCAGAGGGGTGGCTGTTGCGGTGCCCTCGTTGGTTTTTGTGCAGGTTGTACAGAAGTGGGCCATACGGAAGTGGCCCCAAGCGAGGAAGCCATTCACCATCGTCAACTTCGCGGTGGCGGGTGCCACGGTGGGTGTGGTGGCCCACAACGAAAGGCTACGGTGATGGCTATATCCGAGTTTGGGCTGTGTGCAATACATCAGGTTCGCCTGAGCAAAGGACCCCGTTGTTATGTCTGTGAATGGCTTGAGCATGTTCACCATGCAGCGGCCTACAGGCAATTGGGGATTGAAATTCGTCTCGACGAAGAAGCCGATGCGTGGGTCGGTACGTGGCGTGGACTGATCTCGCAGGGAGAAACGGAAGAAGAGGCAATAGCAGCCGTAATAGAGGCTTGTTTTCTGCGCTTTGGAACCGGCATAGGATTGCTGGAAGATCGGCTGTCCAAGGCCGAGGTAGAGATTTCCGAGTGGCGAAAATTAGGTGCTGAGACTCCTGGAGCTATGGCCCTTGTGCTTGAATTATCCCTGGACACATCAAGGCGACTAAGGGAAGCCATGGCTGAAAATCGACGCCTACGGCTGGCCCTTCGCAATAAGGTCGGGGATGACCTGTGTTGGCTGTCAGATCCAGAAATGGGGAAGGCACTCCCCGAAGCGGAGGCCATGGAATCCTGTCGTCGTTTTCAGGTACAGATGCGGGGCGAACGTGGCGTTGTCAAGGGCTGCATGACCATAGCCCAACTGGAGGCGCGGGTAGCCGAGTTGGAAGCTGAAAAATCCAACTTGGATTTTTCGGGAGGAGAGAATGCAGAATAACCCCACCCTGGACGCCATCCTTGATCTTGCTCGCCGCGTGACATTGGCCATGATCCGCGAGGAGGGGCAGGCGCTCGGCTATTCAAACCCACTCAACCTGCGCGACTGCCCATGGTTTGCGGTGGCCTTCCCAACCGAATTGTGGCCCGATAAGATCCCCAAGAGAATCTATCCGGGTGGGCAGGTGGTGCAGCGCACTGAGAGGTTCCGCAGCGGAGTGAGCGTGGGATGGTTCTGGGACCCGGCCCCAGGTGGGGTGATCCCAATCATCGGAGGCGAGAAGTCGATCACGGTTCCCGACGCACTTGGCATGGCGGGTGCCCTTCATGACGTGGTGCTCCACATCGCGGAAGGTCAGTCCCTAGCCCGCTTCATTGAGGGGTTTGCTCCCGCCACCGAGAACGCGACCTCCCAGTATGTGGCCAACGTGGCCCAGTGGGCTGGCATCCTGGACGCATACGCGCCCATGTTATCGACCATCAAACCTGCGGTGGTAACGTGATACTATTCAGACTGAAAGGAAAACAATGAAACTAGCCCCCTTCCGTGTGGACGCTACCAAATGGCCAGCCTTCGCAGACCGGATTAACCGCTTTCTCGCCGCTTCGGATGGCGAAACCATCGAGGAACTATACAACGGCATGCGAACCGCTTACGGTGTTGGCGGCAGCGCCGATCCGTTGGCCGGAACCACCATCCCGGACACTAACGTGCGCTGGAACGCTTCCACCGAGCCTCAGGGAGAGATCGCGAACGTCTACGCGGAACTCCAACTCGACCGGAGCACGCTCCAGGCGGCCCTCGATGCGAACGTGGGTCCGATTGACCCGCGCTATATGTCATACGAGCAATGGTGGCTCGTGGCCGGGGTAGACGGTGACCCGAGCGTTAAGCCCGGAGTGTTCATCGCCACCACAGATGCCAAAGCGGGTGGCCGCGCCCAAGGATTCAGCGTCCCAGACGGCTGGTAGGTCTCAGACATGACCGTAGGACTCCCATTTGGCTTTGGAAACCTGGACTTCTCGGACTGGGTTCGCGGCTTGGTTGCGGCTGCGGTCAGCGGGGGGTCCAGTGCGGTAATCAGCGGTTTCGTGGTGGCAAGTAACGATCCCAACCACTACGGCATTGGCTCCCCGATGTTCTACCAACTCGTGTGGAGGGTATTCGCGGGAGCCGCCACGCTTGGGTTCTTTGGCTACTTGGCCCAAAAGCCGGTGCCAGAGTTAAAGCAGGTGACGACGACCGTAAAGACCACTGAGCAGGAAGACAAGCCGCCCGTTGTTGTAAAGACGGTGCAAGAGGTTCACACGGAGCCGCTGGAGCCAAAGCAGGGAGGTTGATCCATGAGCCAGATGCACGACATGGCGGGGGCCAAGAAGAAGAAGTGGATCGGCGGGGCGGTGAAGAGGCCGGGGCAACTTCATCGAGACCTTCACGTGCCCCAAAATGAAAAAATTCCAGCGGCCAAACTCCATGCGGCGGCAGAGCGCGGAGGGAAGGTTGGACAGCGGGCACGGCTTGCTGAGACCCTGAAAGGAATGCACTAGCTGCATGGACAACGCTTACGTCCTTTCCCAAACGGAGGAACGTTCACGCCAGCATTCTGAAGTGCTATTTTGAGTCTTGAATGATGCCCAGGCCGCAGCCCCATTTTCTTGGTTATGCACCTCAAGCTATGTCCCTCACTCCAGAGGCGAGAGGCTTCTGGAACGCGGGACTGCTCTACCGGTGGGCGCAGTGTCCAAGCAATTATTCGCTGGAGCGTAGCGGCTTTGACAGGGGCACCAAAGCCAATCTTTTCGGAGAAGGCGCAAATGCTGACCGCGCGGCTGATGTGAAGAGTCCTGACTGGCTTTCTGTTTTTACGTCTGCGCACATTCCACTCACGCCATTCTATGCCAAGTGCGGAGAGATACTGTTGGCATGTGTCCATCAGGGCAAAATCAGTATTGGAAACCGAAAGGCAGTACGTTGCATGCTTGTAGTTCTTGTTGCCGGACCTAAGACTGGCAGATCCTTCTCCGTCAAAGAACCCCCTGAGCCAGCCAGCCATGAAAGGAATGGATTCAGAATGCTGCACGCCTTTCATAATATCATAAATGATCCAGTTGAGATGCACTAAGGGAGCAACCACGGTGGCCATCATTGGCCTAGATCCAGATAGCGACGAATCCGCTTGGGTGCGGGAGTTATTTGCGTCTATCGATATGAGCGAGCGTGTCAGGCTGTACATCCTTTGCAAGCAACTAATGGGAAAGGAAGCTCGAATCAACAGCGGAACGTGGGCGGATGACGCTCCCGATGGAAACATCAAGTCTTCTCCGCACGGACCCGTTCCCATAGATTTTATAGCCTCCATGCAGGCAATGGCAGCCAAGAACGGGAAGCGGTAGTTTGAGCACGGTTGCAGACCTACTCCTGGAAGAGAAGATAAAGCGCCGAGAGGCCAAACCCCAGTCCCTCGCCCGTTTCAGGGAAGACCCCCTTGGGTTCACGATGTGGGATTTCCCTTGGGGCAGGGCGGGCACTCCACTTGAGCACTTCGACGGCCCGGATACGTGGCAAAAGGAGTTCCTTGCCGAACTAGGGGAGCAGGTCCGGTCCCGCCACTTCGATGGGCACACCCCGGTAGCCCCCATCAAAATGACCAGAAGCGCGGGAAAGGGGGTCGGGAAGTCGGTCCTTGTAGCGATCCTATGTAACTACATCATAAAGACTTGGCCATTCTCTCAAGGAACCATTACCGCGAACACTTTTTCGCAACTTGAGACGAAAACATGGGCCGCCATCCAGCACTGGTTTGGTTTGTCGCGATCCTCGAACGATTTTATAGTCAGTGGGGCCGGGGTTCAACACAAAATACACAAGAAGTCATGGCAGTGCCACCCGGAAACGTGCCGGGAGGAGAACGCAGAAGCCTTCGCTGGCCAACACGCGGCTAACTCGGTGGGATTTTTCATTCTTGACGAGAGTTCGGCTGTCCCTGAGAAGATTTTTGAGACTGCCGAATCACAACTTGTCGATGGGATGCCCATGATCTTCGCTTTTGGGAACCCTACGCGATCAAGCGGTAAGTTTTTCAAGATCAACTTCGGAATCGAGAAAAACCGTTGGAACAATGGCTTCAATAACGGAGTCGTAGACGCCCGCGACTGCAAAGTTCCTAACAAAAAGACAATTGCAGAGGAGATCGAGTACCGGGGTGGGGAAGAAGACGATTACGTTCGGGTGTACATCCGGGGACTCCCCCCCAACGCCTCGGACATGCAGTACATCGATTCAGGGCGTGTTTTTGCGTCCCAGGTGCGGGTTGTGGAGGTGCTTTCAGATGAACCGGTGGTTGCGGGGGTAGATTTGGCGCGTGGCGGGGGGGATAAAGCCGTGATCCGGTTCCGGCAGGGCGACGATGCCCGGAGCATCCCCCCAATCAAGATCCCCGCAGAGCAGACGCGAGACTCGATGCTCCTGGTGGCCAAATTGGCGGATCTGGCCACGCGGACAATCAACGGAAAGAAAGTGGCAGCGTGGTTTGTGGACGGGGGCGGCATAGGTGGCCCGATCATTGACCGGCTTCAGCAGTTGGGCCACAAGAATTTCTTCGAGATTCAGTTCGGGGCGGCGTGCCCCGACCCAAGGCACTTCGCCAACATGCGGGCTTGGATGTGGTCCAGAATGCGGGACGCCCTTGGGAGCCGGTTGGCCATCGACAAGGACCGGGAACTGGAGATGGATCTGACCTCGGTGGGGCTGGGTCGCCCGGATAAGACGGATCGGATTATACTTGAGAGCAAGGAAGACATGAGGAAACGAGGATTGGCCTCTCCTGACGACGCCGACGCCCTCTGCTTCGTGAAAAATACGATGATCCGAACAGCCAAAGGTTTAATCCCGATCCAGGATGTACGAGAAGGGGATATGGTCCTCACTCCGTTCGGATACTCAGATGTCGTTATGGCGCACGTAAGCGATACGTGCAGCCTCACGACGGTGGGATTTTCCAACGGAGCGGCCTTGTCCGGGAAGGGGAGCCACGAAGTATTCACCTTCCAATCTGGACGTACCCGCCTAGACGCGCTATCATTGACTAGTGAGGTTGATACCTACAGTCAATGGAGGCGGATGCTATGGCAACTCGTGAGTTTGTCATTTACAGGGGCGAGAAGTTTTGGATTCAAACAAGCGGCGCATACTTTCAATCTGGGCGAAAGGACGCACCGGAGAGACTTCTTCACCGCAGGGTTTACGAGGAGCATCACGGACATATCCCAGAGGGGTTTGAGGTTCATCACAAGGATGACGACTGGCGCAACAACGATCCTGGAAACCTCGAACTTCGCCCTGGTGGAACCCATCAACGAGAGCATATGCGAAAACGGTTCTCCGATCCAGCGGCAGTCGCCAAGAACCATGAGTATCTTGAGAAGGCTAGGGCCGCAGCAGCCGAATGGCACGGATCTCCAGAGGGAGTCGCTTGGCACAGCGAACTCGGCAAGAAAACATGGGAGAATCGGCAGACCACTACCCTTGTTTGCCAAAAATGCGGAAAGAACTTCGAGACCTACTTTGCCAGCCGAAAGGGAGAGAAGAAGCCAAAGTACTGCTCCTCCGCATGCCTACAAGCCGTTCAGTTCAGGACGTATTTCACAGATCCTCGAATTTGTGGTTTCTGCGGCATACGGTTTATGGCGAATCGTCATCGGAAGACGGCCTGTTGTTCCACTGTCTGTTCAAACCGAAAGCGTGTCGCCGACGCCAACCTACAACCTAACGCTAAGGGAGCATAACGCCTACTACGCGAATGGTATCTTGGTGTTCAATTGCCTGACGTGGGCGCGGCCAGTGTTGGCCCCGGAACCTCCCCGCAAGAAGAGGGAGGAACCGTTTTCGAGTTCGCGGGCGAGTGCGACTTCATGGATGGGCTAGATTTATCCAACTTGGATAAAAAGGGGAGGCAACTAAAATGGCGAAGGCGACGGGCACGATGCCCAAAAAGGCACCCGGAAAGCGCAAGGTGGCCAACATTAACATCGAGCGGGCGGGAAACGGTTTCACGGTGCATCACCGCATGGAGCCGAACATGAACCGCAAACCGGGCGGCGGCCTGATGCCGATGGATGGAGACGAATCACCGGCCCCCAGCGTGTTCAACAAGCGAAGTGCCATGATGGCCCACGTTGGAAACCTCGCGGGCCAGATGCAGGAGCCCGAACCAGGAGAAGCCGGGGAGACTGGCGAGCCAGCGTGAAACTAGGCAGCACATCTCCGTCCGCGCTGAAGGCCCCCACCTTAAAGGCCCCCAAGTTAACAACGAAGGTGCCCCTTGCGAACCCTCCCAAGGCTATGTCGATCTCATCTTCTGGGGTGCCCAAGGTGTCTGATCGATGGGGGACGGAGATAAAGCAGGAGGAGCGCAGGGTGACCGGGGTGACGCCCAAATTGTTGGGGGCCTATCAGGAGTCCCCGGCGAGATTCATTCCGAGGACGCACAGTTTGAGGGCGATGGCCACACAGAAGCGCGTGGGACCGAGGGGGACACTGTGAAACGACGTTCGTTGCTGCTTAGCCTGTTTGCTCCGCTTCTACCGCGCCCCAAGATGGGCCGTCAATATCGGGCGATTGACCGGCTTAGCCCAATCCTGCAAGAATCCGACATTCTCCTAGCGACGCGCAGGATGATTGATAGCCAAAACGTCTTTCAGGCAAGAATACTGTCCGAGTTCCTGAAGGATGAAGCGTTTGTAGGGGGTTTCAGGATCGGAGACACGATCCGAGTACGCAGGCCAGCGCGATTCATAGGAGGTCCCCACGCCTAAGTTTCTGGAAAACATCCTGAAGAAAGCCGCCTCCAAGAAGGGTTTCACGGGCAAGCGTGCCGACAGGTACATTTTCGGAGCGATGAATAACATGGGCGCACTTCGAGGGAACCAACCGACCGCCAAGGGAGAGGCTATGCAGGCCAAGCACGACAGCCACATGCACGCGATGGCGAGCGCCCGAAAGAGGAAAAAGTAATGTCCGATCCAGTGAAGGGCCTCCCCGAAGGCGTTGAGTTCATCGACTTCCAGCAGGCAGGCCCCAACGATTTCGAGTTGATATTCGACAATGGCCCCCACATTTACAGGGGCGTTCGCTTGGGAGCCGCTGCGGGAGTGCGTGTCAAGCCAGCGGAAGGCTGGACCTTCGTGCAGGTCGGCTTCGAGGAGATTTTCGACATCAAGGCTTATGAGACCAAGCAGGGACGACCGGACTTCAAGCCTGCCAAGGTGATTCCCCAGAAGACGATCACGATCACGGCCACATTCTCGGTGTCGAACCAAGTGATGCTCGACACCCTGGAATCGGAGATTACGGAAGTCCCCAAGATGCCGGGGTTCGTGGGGATGAAACGCTCCGATGAAGTTTAAGCGGCCCAAGGAATACGTCCACATGGGCAACGGTAGCGCCCGCCTGCGGAAGGCCATACGGGCCACCATACGCACGCAGGCCGACCTGGACGTGTTTCTAGGTGGCCTGCCGGAGCAGATGCGCCCTGGGGCGCTCGAAAGGGCACGTCCCCACCTGAGTTTTGAGCCACGGCAGTTCCCAACGGGAGCCAGAGAAGATGAGGGGCTAGCGCCGGAGGATTTTATCCAAGTTGGACAAATTGAGGATGAGCAGAAGTCGCATGAAGCCTCAGCAACATGCGTGGATTGAAACGTAGTACAGTGTAAGGCAGAAGAAGAAAAGACAGACCAAGCACCCGTCGTGATGACGGACGCAAGGTGCGCTGGGGCTATAGACCCGGCGCGAGTCTGGAAGATGGCGAGCGCACAATTTCAGGCATTAACGCCGCAACAGGTCAATTCGTGGCCAGAGGCCACGCCGCAGACCACACTTGCCGGTACGCCCCTCCGCTATTTCGGCGCTTCCTCTAAAGAGGGCTTCCTAGAACTCGCCCGCGAGCGCTTCAAGTTGTGTGTCGATGCGCTAGGCCCCCAGCGCCGGGAGATGTTGGAGGACTTGAACTTCGCGGCTGGAATCCAGTGGGACAAGGCCGTCGAGAATAGCCGCCATGCCCAAAAGCGCCCCTGCCTGACCATCAACCGCGTCGATGGATTCTTGGCCCATGCGGTCAACAGCATGCGGCAGACGCGCCCGGCCATCAAGATCATCGCAGCGGCGGATGGGGCAGATGAGTCCATAGCCGAAATCAAGCAGGGCCTACTTCAGCACATCCAAACCAACAGCAACAGCGACATAGCCTCCGATCAGTCTTTCGGGGACATGACCACCATGGGGTTGGGATGGATGCGCGTGGTAGACGATTGGGCCTCCCCTGAGAGCCTAGATCAGGAGTTGTTTATCCGCTGGGTCCCCAACGTCTTCAGCGTCTACTACGATCCCTTCTGCAAGCAGCCCGACTGGTCGGACATGCGGTACTGCTTCATCGTGGAGGACCTGACGCGGGCGGAGTTCAAGGCGCGGTTTGGGGGCGACACGGAGACCGCCAGCCTGAACAACTTCCAGGGGATTGGGGATCAGGTCCAATACTGGTTCCCGGATGAGCGCATCCGCATAGCCGAGTACTTCCACGTAGAGTATGACGACGACTACGTTTGCGAGCTGGAAGACAAGTCCACGCGGCTCCTGTCGAAGCTCCCCAAGGGGATGTACTCGATCCACCGGGACGATGACGGAGAACTGGCGTGTTTCCTGAACGATACGGAGGATGAGTGGTCCAAAGGGGAACGCATCGGGCGTGCCCGCGAGTGCAAGGTCCCCAAAGTCTACTGGGCTCTCATCAGCGCCCTCGATGTTCTGAAGGAGCGCAAGTGGAAGGGCCGTTACATCCCCATGATCCCGGTCATTGGGAACCAGATCAAACTTAACGGGGAAAACATCCTGGTGGGGATGACCCGATACGCCCGCGAGCCGCAGCGCATGTACAACTATATGTACACGTCGTTCGTGGAGACGGTCGCCCTGATGCCACGCGCCCCCTTTGTGGCAGAGGTCAACCAGATCCCGGATGGGGCCATGAAAGAGATGTGGGAGCGGGCTAACACCGATCCACAGGCGGTTCTGCTTTACAAGCAGTTTGTTGACGATCAGGGCCACATGGCCCCTCCACCACAGAGGAACCCAGCCACCCCGGACATCGCGGCCTTTGTGCAGGGCCTCCAGATGGCCGATCAAAACTTGAAGTCCATCTTCAGGATCTTCGATGCTTCGCTTGGCCAACGCGGTCCCCAGGAAAGCGGGTTGGCCATCAATGCCCGCAAGGTGGAGTCGGACACCGGGATTTACAACTGGGCCGACAATTTCGTAAGGGCGCTCCGGTTCCTTGGAACCGTCCTGGATGACCTGCTGCCGGCCTACTACAACACCCCAGGGCGCGTGTTCCAGATCACGAGCGATGAGGACACTTCTCGCCTGATCGTGATGAACCAGCAGTTCAAAGACCCCGCCGATGGTGTTGTGAAGCAGTTCGATCTGAGCAAGGGCGGCAAGTACGCCATTGTGGTTTCGACCGGCCCCAGCTATCAGACCAAGCGGCAAGAATCCGCGCAGAACATGCTGGAGTTCTTCAAGTTGAATCCGGCTGGCTTGCAGGGGTGTGCCGACATATTGGTAGGTGAGTTCGACTTCCCCGGCAAGGATAGGCTCAGGGCGCGGCTGGAGAAGATGCTGCCCCCGCAACTTCAGGAGCCAGATCCGAATGCCCCGCCGATGCCGCCTGAGGTAAGAACCCAAATGGATCAGGCCATGGCCCAGATCCAGCAGTTGACGCAGTTGCTACATGCGGCGACCGACAAGCAGAACGAGATCCGCATGAAGGAAGAGTACGAGACCTTCCGGGCCAAGTTGAAGGAGGACGGGAACACACTACGCGCCCAAATGATGGCCGAGGTTAACCTAGCAGCCGCAGACCTGAAGGCTGGCAATCAGGCGGCCCAGTTGTTGACGCAGAAGATTTTTGATCGGTTGGAACACATGGAAGCGCAGATGTTGCAGAAGCAGGCGGAAGATCACGCTATTGCACTGGCCCAGATTCCAACCCCGGCAGCACCGAGTTCAGCAGGACCGCAAACGGTGGGCGGACAACCATCGGTCGGGGGCGCATAGCACCCGGAAATGAGGACGTAAATGGTAACCATCGAGCAAAACTTCGGGACTGACGAAGAGGTAAAGGAAGCACTCGCATCGTTGGGATTTGAACCCGCAGTGGAAGTGCCACCAGCCTCAACGGAAGTTCCAAAGCCAGAAACATCCGAGCAACCAGGAAAGCCTGGCGGGAAAACCGCTGCGGAGCCTGATGGCAAAATCGCGCCCGGTACGGAAACGGGCGAACCAAAACCGCAGGAGGTTCCCCCAGGGGAATCCGAAGAGGAGAGGAAAAAGTCAAAGGGCGGGTTCCAGAAGAAGATCGAGACCCTGACGGCAAAGACCGAACGGCTCCGCGAGGAGTTGGAAGACGAGCGCGGCGATAAGACACGGTTGCAGGAACGGCTCGCGGAAGCCGAGCGGCAACTGGCGGAACATCAGGTATCGAAACCAGAAGCAGACAAGAAGGACGAGGGGCCGGTACGTCCTAAACGGCCCTCACTGCCGGAACTGTCTGAATTTGAATACGATGCCGAGAAGTTCGCGGCGGCCATGAAGAAGTACCGCACCGAAGAGGCCAAATACGACGAAGAGTTGATGGCCTATGTTGAGGCGGTAGCAGACAAGAAGGCCGAGTCCAAGATCGCAGCGGACCAGGAGCGTCAGCGTAGCGAGCATGTCGAAGCGAAAAGGATCGAAGCGGAGAACGCTTTCGTGGAGCGCCGGATTGCCGATCCGGCCAACGAGGAACTCCAGGAGACGGTTGCATTGCTCCCCAAGGACTATAAAGGGTTCTTGGAGTTTGAGAAGGAAGCCGAGGCGGCGCGGGTGTACATCAAGTTCAAGTCCAAGACGCCAGCGGCACTAATGCTCCATTTCGCCAAAGACCACCTGGAAAACGACGGCAAGGAAACCGAACGGTTTCTCGCTATGGACCCCATTGACCACGTTTTCGAGCTTCGCGAGATCGAAAAGAAGATCCTCGCGGATCGAGAGGCCGCCAAGGCACCCACTCCCACAAAGGAGAAAGAGCCAAAGCCAGCCGAAGCCCGAAGGGAAACACCTCCTGCAAAACCTCAACAAGCAAAGGTGCCGGATGCCCCCATTGAACCTGTGGGTGGCCGCGTAAGCACGTCTGACCCTGGAAATCTCCAGGACCAGCTTGCTGCTGCCGCCGAGAGGGGAGATCCCAGGGAAGTTCGGAGAATACGCGACCTCATGCGAGTAGCCGAGGCAAGACGAGCCGGGAGAATCGCCTAAACCCTGGCTCAGGGAGAGAAGAAGCAGAATGGCCAATACGTACCTGACGATAGCCATGATTACCTACGAGATGCTGGCGGTCCTGCACAACATGACCGTGGCAGCGAAGAAGGTGAATCGTGACTATCAGGCTCAGTTCGCCAAAACGGGGGCTAAGATCGGGCAACAAGTCCAGATCCGCAAGCCACCGCTCTACACCGTGTCGGATGGTGCCACATTCCAGGCGCAGGACTACACGGAAACGATGACCCCCCTGATTGTCGATCACCACAAGCAGATTGGCGTCGAGTTCCTGAACGACGACATGACGCTTTCGATGGACGACTTTTCGGGGCGCTTCCTTCAACCGGCCTTGGTGCCGCTCGCCAACCAAGTCGATGTGGACATCCTGGCCAACTATTTCCTGGCCTGGGATGCAACCGGCGTTCCCGGAACGATTGCCGCCACCGACACCCCGTTCCTCGACGCAAAGACCCTGCTCTTGGCAAACGCCGCCCCCGGAAAGATGTGGCCTCAACTGGTTACGCCTTCCGTGAGCGCCCGCCTGTCGAGCGGCTTGGCTGGACGCTTCAATCCCCAGAAGGACATCTCGGGGTTGTACATCGAGGGTTCGATGGGGCCTGCCCTTGGGTGGGACTTCTACGAAACCCAGAACATGCCGACCCACACGACTGGCGCGTGGGCAGCCAGCACGCCCGCCACCGGCATTCAGGTGGATGGCGCCAACCAGACCGGATCTTCGATCCTGTTCAAGGGTGCGGCCACCACGATCACCAACATGGCCCTCAAGGGAGATGTGATTCAGATCCAGGGTGTGTACATGGTGAACCCCATCACGTACCAGAACACCGGTCTGCTCCAGAACTTCGTCATCACGGCAAACGCCAATTCGAGCGGCGGCGGTGCGCTGACGCTCCAGATCAGCCCCCTACTGAATCCGGCCCCCGGAAAGACCCAGAACGTGACCGCTTCGCCAGCAGATTCGGCGCAGTTGTACGTGTGGGGCACGGCAACGGTTGCCAACGTGGCCAACATGACCAGCCCGCAGTGCATGGGTTGGGCGCGTGAAGCCATCACCTTGGCCTGCGTGGATCTGGCGATGCCCGGAAAGAACCAGGGCGTCGAGGCCAGTCGCGTTTCGGACCCCGACCTGGGGCTTTCGATCCTCTTCATGAGAGGCTTCGACATCCGCGAGTACTCGAACATCTCGCGCCTGGACATCCTGTACGGGACCACATTCCCTCGCCCGGAGCACGTTTGCCGGATTGCAAGTTGAGCAAGTTACTGAAAAAGGAGAACTTAAACACCATGAAAACCTTCACCAAATTGCCCATCGCCATCGCGGCACTCGCTGGCCTGTCCTTCGGGCAGACCATCCTCTCGACCACCTCACTCGGCGCGGCGGTCACGAACACCACCTGCAACAATCAGGTGCTCACGCTCGCCTCGACCAGCACCATGCTGAGCCAAGGCACGCAGAACAACCCAGCCACGCTTCTCTACATAGACAAGGAACTCTACTGGGTCGTCACGGTCCAGGACAGCACTCACGTGCTCGTGGCGGCCTGTAAGGGAATCGGAGCCGGAGGGGTTCCAAGGGCGCATGTCAATGGGGCAACCGTATGGTTCGCCAACTCGACCGGGACTCCCGGAACGACAGGCTCCATATCGGCTGCGTCTGCGTTCAAGAACCGGCAGTCTGACACAGAGCCAACTGGGGCTTGCACGGCCAGTCAGGAGTTGTTTCTTCCGCTGGTTTTTGTATTCTCCGGGAGGAAATACACTTGCTTTGCCGGGGGCTGGGGAAGCGTAACCGATTCCTTTCTTCCGGTGCTGGGTACGGTGTACACGGTCCCAGCGGGGGTGATTGTTCCTACCGGAACGATCTTCCTCACGGACACAGGGACCTCCGCCGCCACCGGCATTACAAACCCACCTGGGTGGGGTGTAGGCATGTGCCTGAAAATCATTCCAGGAGGCGCGTTCACCTGGACGACTGCTGGGAACATCCGCACCGCTGGCACCGCCGTAGCAGGGAAGGTTATCTTTTTTTGCTGGGATGGGGCGAAGTTCGACGCCAACATCTGACGACCTGTATTCCTCCGTCACTCCGCTGGGAGGCCCACAAAGCCTCCCAGCATTTTTCGGGAGACATGATGCTCAAACGACTTTCGATTATCGCCGCGCTGGTTTTGCTGACAGTCATGAAGGCAGCGCCAGATCCGCAGATTGGGGCACCTGTCGGGAACCCGGTCACGATGACTGGCTCCGCAATTCGGCTTGTCCCGAATCCGAATGTATCCGCTCCGATCATGTGCGCCTCGATTCTGATCGAGCCTTTGGCGGGAGGGTCGAACGTGGTCTACGTTCTGAACGCCCCGCCCAGCATCACGATGACGTACAACACGGCGGGCACCACTACGGTAGCCCAGTTGGCCGCCGCGACAATGACCGCCCCAGGGCAGGCATTCACTTATCCCAGCAACGGAACTGACGCCACACAGCAGGGCGGGACCGATCTCCGCTATTGGGGGCTGATGGGGAGCGCTTCCGATCAGGTCTTGGCTACCTGTGCGCTAAAACAATGAATTTAGCAGAACAACAGGCCGTTCTCTTTAGCCCATTGCTCGGCGTCTTTCTGGCCTTTGCTAAGATTGCATTTTGGACACAGCAATTGAATGTTGTCCGGCCAGTTGGAACCGCCCTTTATAAGTGGATGTACATGGTCAACGTGATATCGAGACTTGCCGGTCTTGATGAGTTTTACCTTGCAAGTAGCGCAAAGTCCACGCTGCTTATTGAAAAGCTCGGAAATGTCCTTCATCGTGTGCTTGCCATCCGCACCCTTGCTCCGCGCTTTTCGGTTACGGGAATATTCAAGGTACAATTCCTTGTTGTCTTTGTAGTGCTTCTTGAGGTACTCACGATGAGTGGACCTAATCCGCTCTTTGTTGGCCTCGTCGTATGCGCGTCTCTTGGTGTCCTTTGTGCGCAGGTAATATTGTCTGTTTTTCTCGCGAAAGCGTTCGCGGTTGGCCTCCCTCCAGAGTTGCGCCTTGAGTTTTATTTCATCCTTGTGATCTTGGTAATACTGTTTGCCGTAGCGCTTGATGTAATCTTGGTGTTTCCGTGCGTACTCTGGCCTACGCTCCCGTCTTTTAGCCAGGACTTCGTCTCTGTGCTCCATGACGTAAGCCTTCGAGTAGGCTCTTCGCTTGTCTCTGTTGCGCGCGTAATTGGCTTTGTTTTCTGCTGCCGTTTCATCCTTGTTATTTCGTCTCCGCTCTCTTCTACGAGCATTGATCTCCTCCCTGTGGGCTTCTCGATAACGCTCCCAGGAACATCGCCTGGATTCCGTAGGGCCATACTGGCGCGCCTTTTCTCTGCTTTTGGCGTTAAGCTCGTCACGGTTCCTTTCGCGATACTTCGTCTTGGCGCGCTTGACGGCTTCAGGATCTCTTGCCATGCGGTCTCTTTTCGCAGCGCGGCGCGTGATCGCGGCACTCGCGTACTCCCATTTTCTTTCGGCACCAAGGGCACGGTACCATCAATTTGGGCCTGCCCATCTTTGAGTTTTTAGACATGACATATTGTACCACAAAGTAAAGGAGAAACTACAATGGAAATCAAACCCGCAAAATCAGTGAAACTAAGGATTGGAGCGACCAGTGTTGACAACGCCCCCATTCCTCTTACCATCGCAAAGCAACCCCTGACGCGCGTGCAGACGGCAACCATCAGGCATCACGACTCGCTCGTGGACCTTCTGGACGCCCACAAACTGCCCACCGATGGGAGTCAGGTCATCCTCAAGCCGGGCACTGCCGAGCCGTTCGATTGGAAGGACGACATCTACAGCGCGGTCGATCACGGAACGGAACTGCTGGTTGTCCCGAATCGCCCGGACCAACTCGGCAAGGATGCCGTGCAGGCACCGCACATTCCGTCGAAGGTGGCCCCGGCGCTCGCTCGCCCGCAATTTCCGAAACTGTTGCGCGACTCCACGCCCGCCAAGCGCGACGATGTTCTGGTTCACAACGCAAGCGAAGAGGCTGACGCACGCTCGAAGGGCTTCACTGTCGAGATTCCGGCTCCGCAACCCAAGGTGATTCCGGCACATCCGCCTCTGTTGGCTCCTTCAAACTACCCGAAGACTCTGAAGGACACAACCGGGGCCGGTCGTCAAAACGTCGTGGTATACAACGAGCATCAGGAGGGCACCGCCAAGTCCATGGGATTCACCGAAGAGGTCCCCGTAGCGGCGTAAGGCGATTCGTACAAGTTGCATAAATGAACACTTTCCTGACGAACGCGAAGGAGGCCCCCATGGGCAGAGTTGTTGACGTTAAACCGCAGCAGGTGGCAACGTCTCAAGCCAAGGTGGCGTATCCACGTTGGATTCCGAATCCCAACGCCCCCACCATGGAGGAGTTGCTACAAGAGCAATTAAGGCAGGGCGTTAAAGCCGAAATCGCGGCGCAGAACGCCGCGCGCCTTTACGAGCAGCGTCGGCGGGTGCTGGTGCAGAACCACCAGCAGCACAGCGAGCTGACGGGGATCAACTACGGCCCCGATGGCAAGCCGGTAACCGAATGGGCAGAGGCCGAGCCTGCGCCCACAGCCGATCCACCGAAGGAAGTTGAGCCTCAGCCACCCGGCCCGCAGTTGACCGATCTCGCCGGGTTCTGATGGCCGAGGACACCATAGCGTGGTCCATCGACAACGCGAGGACGATGGAATTGAGGGTGGGCGACGCCGTGGTGGTTGGTGGGGTGGAGGGAGTGGTGACGGGGATATGTGGAGACACGGCTTACCCGGTAAAGGTTCGGCTCAATGGGGGCGACCGGGACACGCGCCCCATCTGGAACTCGATTTGGACTGCCTATAAGGCTAAACGATGAGCACCCTATTGGACATTGGGACGGACGCTTTGACCTCGATTGGACAGCTTGGCATCGGGCAATCACCGAGCGCCGAGCAAGTGGCCCAAGTTCTGCGCGTGTCGAACCGGATGTTAGGTAAGTGGTCCACCAGCCGGTTCATGCTGTTCGTCATCAACACGCGCCCGTTCGTGCTTGTTCCGGGAACCCAGGACTACACGGTGGGGCCAACGGGGGCCACCTTCACGGGCACGCGCCCGACATTCGTTGAGGCCGCCCAGATTGTTGGGCCGGGGTCCGCGATGGACCTCCCCATGAACATCTTGGACAAACTCAAGTGGGGAGCCATCCGGGACAAGGGAGCGACATGCAGCGCCGATGGCCTGCCGCAAGACGTGTGGCCCGAGTACACAAACCCCAATCTGGCGTTTCATGTTTGGCCGATCCCGTCGAATGCCTGCACCATCAAGTTGGGAACGTGGGAGCAGTTACAGGTGTTCCTGACGGCATTCGACCTCTTGAATTTCCCTCCGGGGTACGAGGAAGCGATTCAGCACAATTTGGCCATGGAACTTTGTCCTTGGTATGACATGCCGGTGCCCCCAACCATAGCGGCCCTCGCGCAGGACGGCCTGTCTCAGATTCAGCGGATCAACGCCCAGAGCTTTGGTGGGTCGCTCGAAGCCAGCCAGACGCTAAGCGCTCCAAATCTCTCCGCTCCTCCGCAGGGACCGCCACCACAAGGAACGGGAGCATAGATGGGCAATTTTGTCAGCCCGAGCGCCGTAAGCCCCACGAGCTATGTGGTGAACCAGTACACCCTGCTCGACTTGATCGACCAAGCCTACCGGATGGCGCAGGCCATGAAGCATCCAGGACAGGGCCTAAGCCCAAGCGAGCAGCAAGAGGGCCTGGACCTTACCAACCACATGCTGGACGGGCTAAAGATTGAGAACCTTCTTATTGTCTTCTACATACGAACATTGGTTCAACTCGTTACCGGCAAGAAAGACTACGGAGTCGGGCCTGGGCAGGACTGGGACATTGAGCGCCCAGAGAAGATCCACACGGCTGGGTTTGTTCTTCAGGCGGGCACCCCCAGCGAGTCCGAGTTGCCCATGTGGATCGCAACCACCCATGAGCAGTACGCCGAGATCGTGGCCAAGAACGTGGGATCTTCGATCCCCATGGCGCTCTATTACAGGGCCACGCTACCCTACGGGACGGCAACCATTTGGCCGGTTGCGAACGCGGATCAGACACAGATTGCCCTCTACACCCAGGGGAACGTGCAAGAGTTCCTGACTGTTGACGACCCGGTGATAACCCCCAAGGGATGGCGGGAACTGATTATGTACAACTTGGCCGTCCGGGTTCACCAGCGCTATCCCCAGAAACCGATGGACCCCAGTGTTGCCACGATGGCGGCAGCGTACAAAACGCGGGTGATGGACCAGCAGTTGACGCCCATGTATGTGGGGTCCGATCCGGCTGTGTTGGGAGAGGGGCGGCCTTGGCTGAGCGGTCTCCCGAAAGCGTGGACTCCATACTAGGAGGGAAATAATGAAACATCCGATATACCTTGGCGAAGAAGGGACCGAGCAGTTCACGGTAACAACCACACGAGATGGCAAACTTATCCGTGAGCAGAAGATCCACGATCCACTGATTACTTCCACGACCGTGATTCGGATCAGCCGGTGGGATCTCTTCAAGGCTCTGTTCAAGCGTCAATTCGAGACGCGCATTCAGGTCCATGTATGGGCGACCGAGGGCGCGCAGAGGGCAATCATGACCATGAATCCGCTTGAGTTGGCCAAAGAAACGGACCAGATATACGCCGACCGGAAGGCATCCCGCGAAGCCCACTCGCGCGGAGAGAGCAACGGATGCTTTGTATCTCAGGAGAGTGCGTAATGGCTTGGCTTTTACTTGAAAACGGGCATCTCCTGAACACCGACCTCGTGAGCAACGTGGAGTTCAGGGAGCAGGGCGAGCACGCGGGCAAGGCCGTTTGCTGGGGCTACGGAGTCATCTTGGCAGCGGAGAGCGCAGTGGCGGGGCAGTTCTTCAGGCCCATCCTGGAGGGCCTGCTTCCAGACCGGGACGCACGGCTCGCAGCACACAGGGACGAGAAGGAAGCGGAGGCCGCACGCCTAGCACCCAAAGAGGCGGCGTAGGAAAAATCCAAGTTGGATTTTTGTGGTGACCGATGGAATGGCCCTTGTTCACAGCCCCGAGCTACAAGTTGGAGACGCCCAACGCAGAATGCAGCGATCTCATCAACTACTACCTTGAGGCCGTGGAACAAGGCCCCCGCGCGGGCAGGATGCGCCTCCGGCAGATCCCCGGCCTGAGAGTCTTCAAGCAACTCCCACAGCATCCCATCCGGGCGCTGTGGTCCAACGCCTTCGATCTCTTCGCCATCGCGGGAGGCCGTCTCTGGCAAATCTTCGCGGACAACACTCCCAACTTGGATCTCGGGAATGTCCCCGTGGGGACCAATCCGGCCATCATCGCCTCGAATGGGTTCCAGTTGGCCATTGCAAGTGCAGGGAGGGCCTACATCAGTCCCGGAGGTGGAACTCCCGCAGTGCCCATCGTGGACACCACGGGGGCCGATGTAAACGCCGCCAGCATTGCCTTCATCGACCAGTACTTCATCGCGGCCATTCAGAACTCCAAGTTGGTGCAAATCTCCGGGCTGGCCCCCAACGGAGGAACGTGGGACCCAGGCGATGCGGCCATCAAGGAAGGCTACTCAGATAACATCGTTAGGGTCTGGGTGGACCAACCGGGTGGCGAACTTGTCTGGCTGTTTGGGGAGGAAACCTACGAGGTCTGGCAGGACACCGGTGGGCTATTCCCATTCAGTCGCGTGGCCGGAGCGGTCTATCCCATCGGATGTGACTCGGCGTGGGCTGTGGCTGGCTTGCTGGGGTTCAGATTCTGGCCATGGCGCGGGTCGATCTACGGGGCCTCTGGCATCCTGGCCCAGCGCGTGAGCGACTACGGGGTCGAGCAGGCCATCAAGTCGTATTCCCTGTACGACCAGCAGAATGCAGAAGCGTTCTGCTACGTCGAGGGAGGCCATCTGTTCTATGTGATCTCCTATCCGCAGGCTGGGGCAACGTGGGCCTACGACAACACCACGAAGTCATGGGCAAAGCGCCTGTACTGGAACAACAACCAGTGGGGCCGGTATCGCCCCCGTGTTTATGCCAAGGCGTTTGGGATGCACATTGTCGGTGACTACGAAACGGGCACGCTGTATGTCATGGACCCCACGGTGTTCACGGACGCCAACGGCGTGCCCCTTCGGAGAGACCATGTGGCCCCATACATCACGAACGGGATGAAGAATGTCCGCTACGACCGCTTCACGCCCGACATTGACACGGGCGTGGGGTTGAGTGTGGGCCAGAATGGGCTAGGGTGGGACCCCCAGATAGGGGCGCGGTTCTCGTTTGATCGTGGAAAGACGTGGACGAACTGGAGAAACCAGAGTTTGGGGAAGGTCGGGGAAACGCTGCGTCGCCCGTTCTTCACTCAGGTGGGAAGTTCGCGCATCGGGTTGACGGTCCATCACTCGATCACCGATCCGATAGACGCCTCGATCAACGGGGCAGACATTGATTTGAGTCCAGGAACATGGCCGAGACAGTAGAGAACGAAATGGGGATCTGGTGGTATCGAGTCTACAAGGCTGGCTACCCGACCTGCTGTGAGCACCACGCCCGGTTCTATTGGATTGTGATGTACGACATCGGGAAAAAGGGCGAGACCACCTACACGATGTCTCTAAATTGAGGAGAACATGAAACTAGCTTTTCTATTTGCTTTGGTCACTTCCTGCTGGGCGCAATCTAGTCCAGCAGTCACCAATACGACCGGCAGCGAGTTGCCCAACTCAGGCATTTGCTCCAGTCAGGCCAACGTCGGCTCACAATACCTAAGAAGCAATGACCCGGCCAACGCTCCCTCTGGGTTGTATATGTGCCAGCGCACAGGTCCGGGCGTGGGTGGCTTCGGATGGGTTCTGGTGGGCGGCGGCAGCACCGGAAATTGTTCGACCCTCGGTGGAGACGTTACCGGAACCTGCGCGGCCAGCGTGGTGCAGAGGATCAACGGGACGGCTCTCAGCGGACTCGCTACCGGAATCCTCAAGAACACAACCTCAACGGGGGTGCCTAGTATCGCCATAGCTGCCGATTTCCCAACGCTTAACCAAAACACAACCGGGTCGGCGGCGGCGGCACCGTTCTCAGGGATAACCTCAGGCACGAATGCCGCTGCGGCTATGGTCATAAACACTGGTGCCTCGCTCTCACTCAGCGGAACGGGAACGGTCACATCAAACCGCGCCCAATCAGTGGCCTTTGCTTCGCTTGGCACGCCAAGTAATAGCCAGACGGCGTATTGCTCGGACTGTACCGTGACGAGCAGCATCGACAATACTTGCGCTGGCTCAGGGACCGGCGCGTGGGCGGTCAGAATCAACGGAGCATGGAAATGTCAGGATTGAAGACGGCGGTTATATTTGCGCTTTCCGCACTCGCCTGCATGGGGCAGACGGGTGGCCTGAGCATCGTTAACGGGGTGATTGACTTTCATGGGGCCGCGCACACGGCCAGCGTGTCCGTAGTGGCTAACGTAGGGTCTCTGCCTTCTTCTGGCTGCACGGTAGGGGAACTTGCAATCGTCACGTCAGCCCCCCTTGGCCAGCAGATTTTTCAGAATAGTTCGGCGGGATGCCTCTGGACGCAACAGGTCACGAGCTCGATCAGTCCTGGATATCCAGCCAACCAACAACTGAGCGGCTGCGGAATCGAGTACGTGAGCGGTCTTACCTTCACGGTTGGACAATGCACCTACACGATCAACGGGAACACTTACACAAGCCCCCAGGCGAACGTGACCCTGATGGCAGCCGACGCTACCAATCCCCGGATTGACTCCATCATTGTGGACATCACGAGCACGGCTTCTGTTCTGACCGGAGTGGCCGCCACGCCCGCTCTGGCACCCAACACGGACCCCTCTACCCAACTGGAACTCACAGAGATCACGGTGAACGCCTTGGCGACCACGCCCACCGGAATCGTTTCGACGCTACTCTACGACGAAGGGACTGGTTCTGGCGGTGGAGAGTGGACGGCGGCTGTAACGGCCAACCTGAACGCTACCTCGACTAACAATCCCTACAGCCTGACCCATGACGTGGAAGCCTCGGCAGCGGTCCTAGGGAATGATCTGACGCTGACTAAGCCATCATCCGGGACGGTCGATCTGGCTACGGTAAACAACGTCGTATTTTATATCCGGTCCAAGGCTCAGTGGCCAACCGGCGCGAGCGGAGGGAACGCGGCGCGCTCCCTGGCGATCTTCTGGAAGAACGGATCAGCCGTCAAGGGCGCTACGGTGATGTTGCGCGACGGGGCTTTTGGTTTCATCTCTAGCAATACGAGCAGCTACCAGCAAGTGAGCATCCCAGCGGGTCTATTCGGCATCAACGGAGTTTTGGTGACCACCCTGGAGATTCAAGTTGCTGGTCCCACCGGGACCTCATCCATTGGGTTCTACATCGATAAGGTGACACTCCAGAGCGGCTTTGGGACGTTCACGTTGCCAAACACGTTGATGAACTTCCGAGGGACATGGAACTCCTCGACGGCCTATCGTCCGAACGACACGGTGGTCAGCGGTGGGGTTGGCTATGTCGCCCTGGCAGCCAATACAAACGTGGCGGTAAGCACCACAAGCACGTGGGCCATTCTGGCTACGGTTACGGGGGGCGCCTGCACTAACCAGGCGGTTACAGCCGTGAGTTCCTCTGGCGTGCCAACCTGCACCACCATCACATCGGCCTACGTGAACAGTTCTATCGCGCCGACCGCCAGCCCCACCTTCACGGGCGTGCCAGCCGCGCCCACTGCGGCAGCCAGCACGAACACAACGCAACTCGCCACCACGCAGTTCGTCACCACGGCGATTGGCAACTCTGGCGGGGGCACGACGCTTTGCAAATCGGTGGGAGATCCGGCTGTTGATGTAACCAATACGACCACCAAGACCGCCATCCTCAACTGCTCCATCTCCGCGAACACGATGGGGGCGAACGGGATCTTGCGGTTTATCATCACCGGGGATGTGCTTTCCGATGGCACGGCCTTCACCCTGGAGATGGACTTTGGTGGGATGTCCTTCATTTCTGGTTCGATCAACAACGGAAATTCGGCAAATAAAAACGCTCTCGAAATCACGGGCGATATCACCAACGCCGCCGCAACGAATATCCAGTACATGCAGATCAACTATTCCCAGAACGCCGGGGTCGCGGCTGGCTCGCTTGGCTCGAATGCGACTGGCCTGAACTTCCGTGGCTACAACGCGGGGGCAATCGACACGACCTCGACGCAATCGCTTACCGTCTACGTCACGTGGGTAGCAGCTCACATGGCCTGTGATTTCAGGGCTTTTAGCGCAGCCGTAGCTTTGACGCCCTAATCATAATGTGACAAGGCGATGGTTTCTAGCGACATTTGCATGGCTGTGGAGGAGGAAGCGTAAACGCATGGGTGCAGGACCAGTCATCAATCCGTACAACCTGAGACCGCCCTACACTGGCCTGATTACCAGGCCGGATGGAACCGGGGTGGCGAGCGACGAGTTTAACCGCTATCTGCGGAACCTGACCACGGTGATCCAGAACATCGCAGGAATCAACGTCAACCAGTACGGGGTGCGCGGGAATGGGGTGGCGGACGACGGGCCAGCATTCCAGACGGCCATCAAC